GGATTGTAACACTTGTTGCAACTGTTACTACAGTTGTATATGTTTTCCATAATAAAACACCTCTATTTTGCCAATCATTTAACATTAAATTAATTGATCGTCTAGCTGATTGTGGTAAATGTCCAAGACTTTGTTCACCACCAATCATCTCAGTAGCTTCTTGAATTACTTCGTCTATATCTAAATTAAAATTATATGTACCTGATGTTGCCATTATATTACCTTTTAATCATACATAGATGCTACTAAAAGAGTACCACCATGTTTAGCAGCAAATGTTTTAACATTAGTAGGCTTACCACCTACACCTTGTTTCTTTGCTCGTTTTCTTTGTACTGCTGATTTTCGTTGTGATGCTGTCATACGTTGAGCTTTTGCTTTAGGCACACATTTAGGATATTTACGTTTAGAACCTTTAGCTTTCTTTCTACCACAAGGTTGAAACTTACCATCTTTCTTAGGAGCTCCTATATCTACCCATTCTTCATTGACCCATTTTTTTAATGCACCACCTCTTTTTACTTTTACTTTTCCTTTACAAACTTTTGATGCAAACATATTTGCATATGCTGATGGATATACATCAAACTTTCTTTTAGCTGCAGCTTTACCTTTTGGACATAATTTAGCCATTTAACATCTCCATCTTTTACGTGCTTGTCTTAATCTTGAGTTAGGATTCTTTGCTGCTTTAGGAAACTTTTTCATTTGTCCTGCTGATCTAGCACAATAACTTCTTCTTCTTGCTGCTCGTTTACCTGTAGGTTTTTTTTCTGTTACTGCAGTTTGTAATTTACTACCAGGATTTTGCCTTCTATATTTATCAACTCCCTTTTTAGTAAGTCCAGCACCAGATTTAGTAGGGCGTTTATGACCACCTTTAATGGTCATGCCTTTCATATTACTTTTTTTTCGTTTAGTTTTAGGTCCTGTGCCTCTACTCATTATTTCTTAACTAAGCTCCCACCAAAATATAATCCAATAATTGCTGACATTAAATGTGTATCAAGTGGTGTAATAATAACACCATTAAATACTTTGTCCATAACAACTTCTTTTTTATCTATTAAGAACCAAAAACCAGGTTCAAACTCTGTCCATGTAAGAACAACATTTACATCAGTAAATACTGGAACTAATTTTGGAAATGCAATAATCATAAATACTGCTGTTAATGCAATAATTCTTCGTGTCCATTGAAATCCTTTATTGTCAAATTCTCTTGCTTTGTTAATTTCATCCATTTGAAACTTACCTCTAGCAAGAAGCATTTTCTGTTGATTAGCTCTTTCTTTTGCTTTTTGACCCCAGATGGTCATCATACCACCTAGTAAACTAGATCCTAACATTGTAAGCATTTCTACAGGTAAACCAGCAAGCATAACTTAACTCCTATTTTTTACTTTCACTCATCCAAAATCCTGCAACACCTGAAACAGCACATGCAATTAGACATACCATTTGCCATGTAGGATGTTGTATAACTATACCACCCATTGCTAGTACTGCTGCAATAGCAGAGTAAGATGAAGGTTCGTAAAATCTATTCATTATACTTTCTTTTCTCATGTTATTCTTCCTCCTTTATAAAGTTTCTGAACAAACTTCTGTCCAGAATTGTCAATCAGTTTACCACCTGATTTCATATCTTTTTTAAATTGTTTATAAACTTTTGGTTTATTAAGTTTTAAATAAATTCTTTGTTTCTCTGATGCGAAAGGCATTACTAAACTTGACCACCTTTTTTATACCCATACATTACTTTACTACCTTTAAGTTTTCCAGGTGTACGTGTAGCTCTAGGTGTTTTTTTCATATCACCAGATCTTCGCAACTCTCTTTTTAGTAAGTCAGGTGAAGGCTTTCGTTGTTTATCTTTTGGAGATTGTTTCTTTTTATTAGTTGATCCTGTACCTAAATATTTTCTCATTATTTTACTCCAATGTTTTTAACATCTTTAGTATTTGTAGCAAATGTAGTTCCTTTAGGATAATCTTCATCTACCACAGATTCTATAGTTCCATGTACTTGAGGACCCTTACGAGCAGCTCCAAAACCTTGACCTGTTGGTTTACCTGTAACTTCTTCTAAATTAGCAGGGTATCTTAATAAGGTATATGGTCCTGGACTATTATTTTCTTTTGCCATTTTTCTTTCCCTTTTTATTTTTTAATTGTTGTTTAATATTTACTCTGCTAACTGTCATTAATTAGCTCCCTGTATAATTGTATCAGGACCTCCTATAGGACTTGTAGCTGATTCCATATCATCCTGTCTTGTTCTTCTTGCCTGATTTCTTAATGCATCTATTGAATTTTTATATTGTGCTTCCCATATAGGAACTGTATTCCAACTTTTCATAAATATATATGATTCAATCATACATGCATTAAATAAAGCATTATAACAAAATTCACTAAAATAATTTGAAGTTGTTGCACTTGTTCCTGTAGCACTTGATAAGGCTAGTGGTCTTTTTGTATATTGTATTTCACCTGTTACTGTTGATGCAGGTGTAGGTACAATGTAAATTGATGTATTATTTTTTCTTGCATAGTATCGTGGAGTACCTGTAGATGCACTAGCATATCCCCAATAATCTATTGCATATTCATAAGGTCGTTGTAAAAGTGTTTTAATATTTGAAGATGCACTTGTTTTATAATTTACATTACGAACTATTAAAGCTCCATCAGGTAAACTTACAACTGGATTACCAACAGAAAGTGTTACGGATGTATAATAATCTAATCCTGAATCATCTAATTCTTTCATAAGACGTTCTTCAGCTCTTTCAACAAAATAAGAAATTTGATCTGAAAATTCTGTTGAATCGTTTTCTGCTGTATTTATAATATCTGTTTTTAAATATGAATAAGTGGGCATAGAATTATCCTAATATTAAAGTTACACCACCATTTGCTCCAGGAGTTGAAACACATACTGTAGCATTACATTTAATTCCTAATTCCCCTATAAAAATATCTGCCTGTCCGCTTGCAGGAACTTGAAATTTTATTTTACTTCCATTGGTATCTTCTATATCAAATGTACCATTTACAGTAGAATATGCATGTACAGCAAGAATACGTGAATCACCTTCTGTAGTTACGATAACCCCTGTTCCTTGTAAAAATTTTGATTTACTTGCCATGTTTTTTTCTTTCTTAGTAAAAACTGAAGAGGTGGAATCACTCGCACCTCTCCAGAATTATTAGTATTAAGTACCAGCGTTTCCATACCAGCCTCTCCAATCTGAAACACCGAAAGAATATCTTTCACGTGCTTTAAATCGAAGATTACCAGTATCAAAATCTGGTTCCATTTTAGTTTGTAAAGGTGTTCTAATGAACATTTTAGTACTATTTGGAACATCAGTTTTAACCCACCAAGCATCCCCATCATTAAATCTTCTATTTACATAGAAGCCTTGAGGAACCATTCCCATGTGTCTTGTTGGATTGATGTCATTATCTGAACTACTAGGTTTCCCTGGTGTGTTTAAGATAACATCAGCAATATTCCAAGAATCAACAGGAATATGCAATGACATAGCACTTGCTCCGATTAAAATACCTCGATCATCTTTAGTCTTTTGAATTTGAGTTAAAGTTGTTTCAAGAGTACTTTGTGATAAATCGGCTGCTGTACCATTATTTGCATAATTACTTTGTGTACCATTAAGAACTGTTGGGTGAGCTGTTGAAATAAATGCAACACCATCACCTATTGCACTATTACCAGCAGTAAAAGCATTGTTATACAAATCAGCAGCTTTAACTTGCTTTGTATTTGCCATTGCTCTTGCTAGTCCTTTTGCACGTAACTTAGCGAAAGTATCATAGAGGTTATCCTCCATAGCTTCCTCAGTTATTGCAAAAGCTAATGCGATTGTTTCGTTAGTATAACGAGCAGTATAAGATTCTGTTGCATCATCATAACTAACAGCAGCACCTTCATTTTTAGTAGGTGCAGTTCCAAAACCTGTGAAGAGTACTTCTTCTTCAAAGGCACGATCTGAGTTCTCTATATCATATAGAGGCTCATGTTCATTGTTTACGTCTCCATACTCCAATCCGAAAACTGCATTAAGTCCAGGAAGGAGTTCTTTACTAATACTAGCTCTATTTATAGCCATATGTTATTCTCCTCTAACTTATACAGATGTTGAAACTTGAGCTTTAACAAAATTACTTCTGTGTCCACTAAGCCAAACTTCAACAATAGGATATTGGTCAGTATCGGTTACATTACCACCAACTGAGGCTCCGTCAATCATTTTACGTCCAACAATACGTGCATGAGCACCTATTTCAACACCTTGTCCAACTGCTGCTGCTTCTAAGTGATACCTAGATTGTCCAGTAGTAGTTGATCCAACTGAAGTATTAGTAACAGAACAAGTATAATTCTTGACTATTCCTATTTCTCCATCAGATAATGTTGCATTCGCTTGAATGTAATATGTTTGTGCAGGATCAGTAATGACATGTAATTTTACATCAGACGCAGATGTTGCACCTGTCCAATGACGAGAGAATTTTGGTTCTCCATCTTCTACATAAGTACATCCTTGGAAAACACCTGAAGGTTTTAATGATGTTCCAGCAGAGGCTTTTATTGTGCCTGCTGTTTTAATAACAATCATATCACCTGTATAAATGTTTTCAGGAAGTAATGAAACTATACCTATTGCAGAATTGGAAACAGGTTGAACAATCTGTCCAAATGCTTCTGTATTAGCCTGACCATCTCTTTTACGAACTGGAAGGAAACCAAACGGATTATAGCTTGTAGCCATTTTAGCTTTCTCCTAGCTTAAAGATTAAAAAAATGTAAAAGGCTTATCCCTGAAATTTAGGAGTTCTTCCTTTTACAACCGAAGATTTAGAGTTATTACTAATTGGCATACTAGAATTTGAAGCTTTCATTAATTGTAAATTGACTGCCTCCATTTGTTCTGCTGACTTCTTTCTGTAAAACTCTTTTTTAGCCTCTAGCTTTTTTGTAGGTATTTTACCCAACGCTACATCTCCACGACTGATGACTCCAGCATAGCGACCATCCTTCTTCACGAAAGAAGTTGCACTCATTTCAGGTACTTCTTCAGGAGTAACAAATTCCCAACCTTGATTTAATTTCTTACCAACATTCATATAATCATCTTGACCTTTTGTGTCGATACGTAACCAACCAAGTGTTAAACCATCATTTTCAAATCTCTGTTTTATATTTTCAGGAATTGAAGTTGCATTTGGTTCTTCAAATGTATAATCTGTTTCTTCTCTAGTTTCAGTTTCTCTAGTTTGAGTACTACGTGTATTTAATCGTGTCATTTTATCCTCCACGTTTCATATTAACAGTTGTATACTCGCCTTCGGCTTTTTCTGTTTTAAGCTTTTCAGCAGCATACTTTTCAAGTGGTATATTCCATTTATTAGCTAATCTAATATCTCCTTGAGATAGTTTAACTTTTTTAGAATTAGGAGAGGAACGTGAACTCCCTGCTACTACTTGAGATGGTGTTGACGGACCATCTTTACGAATTTCTTTTTCAACAGCAGGTTCCTCTTCTACTTGAAATTTATGAGGAAATGCTGCTTTAATTCTTTTATCAACTTCCGTATAAAAATCTGGATCTTCTGGTGTATATCCTTCATTTTTTAATTCAGCATCAATAGCTAATGCAGATGCTGTCATAATATTATCTTGACCAAACCATTCATTATTTGCTGCCCAATCTTGTGCTCTTGGATCTGGAGCAGGTTGCATTGGTTGTTGTGGTGCAACTTGAGGAGCTTTTGGTTGTTCAGATTGTTCTGGAAATTGTCCTTTTGTTATATGTAAATTTTTTAAATCTACTTGAGCTTCATTTAAAGCTTCTTGAGCCTTTAAAAGTTTTTCTTTATCTTGACTTTCAAATGCTTCTAAATAAGAATTTCTTGCTAAATCAACTTTATCATTTAATTGTTTTTCAGTTGCTTCTAAATTTAACTTATTAACTTTATTAAATTCTTGTTGTTGTTTTGTAGTTGACTGTTTTAAATTTTCGTTCTGTTGAATTAGTTGTTGAATCTGCTCATCTCGTTCTTTTCTTTGACGAATAAGTTGTCTTATTCTTTTCTGAGCACCTTTAGTTTCTATTCCATCTAATTCTTCAGGAGTATCTTCTTTTGTTTCTACTTCTGATTTTAATTGTTTTTCTTCTTGTTTTGGTTCTTCTTGTGTAGCTTGAGCTATTTCTTTTTCTTCCCCTTCTACCTCATATTGAACTTTATTTTCTTCTTTACTTTCAGTTTCTGGAACTTCTACTTCATTCCATTCTTCTTTGTCTGTCATGTTTACCTCCGTTGTATACGACACAAACGCATTACGTATTATTGTTATTACTTATATTATAACATATTTTTTCCTATAATGCAAGTTTAAAATG